CGCGTGCAGGCTGGTAATAGTTAAGTTGCATATTAAATGCAGGCAATAGGTTTGTAGTGCCTGTGCTAAAAGGTAAAGTCGCTGTAATTGTGTAGCTGCCGTTAAAAACGCTACCTGCACCGGCTATTGTCACAGTTTCGCCAGTAGTAAATAAACCAGGGTTAGCAAGCATCACAGTAGCTACATTACTTACAAGGGCTGTGCCTACAACAGGTGCATAGTCAAACTCTAGAAAACTGTTAATAAGATCCTCTGCTGCCTGGCAGGTGTCCTCTATCCAGGGATAGGCATCGTAAAGAGTGCCAACGCCAAGACTAGCCTTAAGCGTTGCCGCTGTTACATACGTTGCAGGCATCTCTTTACCTTTCCTTACTAGGTGCGCTAGGGCAAAGGGCTAAATATGCCCTAGCGCACTATTAGTGGGTTATGTCGTTATCAGGTTTTCTTGTACTTCAAGATGCCGTTAGGCATTTTAGCTATAGTGGCCATAAATCCATAAATTGCCACCTGGATCTGTAAATTACTGACCACATTCACGCTCATATAAGCCTGCGGGCTGCGATAAACTGTAAATGCTTCAGGTGCAAGAATAATTGCACTATCGTCATCAAAAGTAGTAGCTGTAAAGTTTTTATCTACATAGAGATCAAGACCTAGTACAGAACCACGGATAGAGGTAGGTGAAACTTGTCCTGCCGCGTTCATTGGCTGCAACGCCGTAAATACTGGACGCTTTGTTGTATCTTGTGCTGAAATTAAAGCGCCCCATTGTGCAGGATTAGCTAAATAATTTGTAGCAAAGTAGCCAGTATTGCTATAGATCTGCTGCGCACCTTCGGCTGCATAATCAATAATGCCGTCTAGGTCTGCTGTAGTGCTTGTGCCGTTCATACCTGCTGCTAACAAATCTGTTAATACTTGAGCATCAATAGTTTTTAGGTAAGCATTTTGTAGCTGTGCCGTTAGTTCAGCGTAAAAATTAGGATCTGATCTCTCGAGAAGCTCGACACTGAGCGTATTCATTCCAGAGTATTTTTTAACAGTTCCAGAAATATATTCTGTAACCATTCCTGTATTTTGTACAGCGCCAGCTTCGGCTTCCTGAGTTACTACAGGTGCAACACCTGTACCACCACCACTTGAGGTAACAAGTGAGGGTACAGAGATTGTCATACCACTTGCAGGTAAAACACCTTGAGAACAGGCGTCAATGGCAGGTGTGCCAAAACGTGTATTGGTTACAAACTCTGTCAAAAATTGTGTTGGATTAAATGCATCGTTAGTAGTGAAGCTGTCATCAGCTGCTGTTACATATAGCTTAGAGTCTTCATTACCTAAAGCTGCTTTGATTTTGTGCTCTGTGTATGCGCCCATATTTGTAATTGGTGTGCGGACGCGCTGGCTATCTAGTGCGCTTGGACGGATAATCGCGCGAGCTGCTTCTACTACAGGTGCAGCCTCGGCTTTATCCTCGATCGGAGTTTCAGGGGCTGTAGTCACAGCTGCCTCGCTTTCGGTTAGGGTTGGTTTGTCTTGCTCTGTCGCTTCGCTTTCGCTAGCGGCAATACTTTGCACAGCGGCACTAGGAAAGGCGGCCGACTCTACTAGAGAGACCTCTCGCAGTTTTGCCGCTGTCACCAAGATATAGCCGTCTTTAGGCTTAGATGCAATAACCTCTACACCTACGGATAAGCCGTCCATTAGCTGTTCCTGGGCTAGCAAAATTGCATCGTTACCGCGCGTTGACGCGCTTATCTTAAAACTTGCATATAGGCCATCCTCTGTAGATTGCATTGTCACCATACGTCCTACAGGTTGACTTGTGTCGTGCTGCATTAAAAGTTTTATTTTGTTTGTATTTTCGGCTGTAATACTGCCTTTAGCAAAGACAATAGGCCCAGCACTTGTCATACCGATTTCGCCATCGTAAGGCGCAATTTTGCCTGCAATAGTACGGCGTTCGCCGCTATCTACAGCTTGTACAACACCACTAAATGTTAAGATCATTGTTTGTATCTCCTATGCCGTTAGGTGTTAGTTGTTCCATCTGCTGCGCTTGCTCTAAATCAATAAGGCCTAGTGTTAGCATCTTTTCTATTGCATCTAGTCGTGCGTTTGTGTCAGCGCGTAGGAAAGTGTCATCTATAGCAAACTTTACAATGTTGCCGTGACGTGTTAGATCATCCATAGATAATCTGTTTTCTATAGCGCTTATGTAAGGCTGCAAACTGTAGGCTACAAACTCTTTGCGACCATCTAAAATATTTTGATATGTCATAGAGTTATTCATATCTGCACTTATGTAATAGGCAGGTACGTTCATAAGTCGCGCTATCTCTGTAGCAAGATATTGGCTAGCCTCGTTGTACATCATATCTTTAGGACTAAAGCCAATATTTTGTACATCTAAAGTGCTAGTCAAATATGCAGTACTGCGTGATGCACGCGCTGCTTTCCACGCAGCTAGTAAGCCGCTTATCTGTGCCTCAGGCAGGTCAGCACCAGAATTCTTGATCACACAGGTCGCCATCGGCGTGGCGGCAGATACGCTAGCTGCTTTTTGTACATCTAGTGCGCTTTGTATTGTGCGAGCGCCAGTATCTAATACGCCAGGTAAAAGTGACTGGTAAGTGACAATACTGCCGATACCGCTTGTAGGTGCTAACACGCCGTTTACATAGTAAGCATCTACTAACGTGCCGTCTGTATTAGTTTTAACTGTAACGCGAGAGTTTGCTATCCACTCAAAGCCGCTAGGTCTGCCATCATCTGCATATAAACTTGTAACGCGCCAATAAGCAACGCCGTAAAACAAAAGACTATCTACTGTGTAGCTAATCATTACACTACGCGGCTGGCGTATATCAGGTTGATCTAGCCAAAGAGGCGACTCTAATTGTTCACCTGTAGATTTTTTGTACAGTTTTAGATCAAGCGTAGATATAACGCCTTTAATTAAATTAGAGCAACGCACAACGCTTGGTACTTGTAGCGCAGTATTGCGATCCATAAAAGGTGCGCCACTACCTGTGCCATATAGGCCGCCAAAACTGTAAACACCTACGCCGTACCCTGCGTTCATTACAGGCGGCATTAACTCAGCTGTTACATCTTTTTTTGCTATGCCTAACGTCTGTAATAACCCCATAGCGCGCATCATAGGTTATCCACAGGCAAAACGTTACATAAGTTGTTCGGCGTGTCTAACTGTAAACCTTTACCTCACCGACAGGTTGTGCTAGGACGTGTACAACCATAGCAAGGCCGATAGGTATATCTACAGCCCCGGCAGACTTACGCCGCACAATACGCCAGCTGGAGTCATTAGTTTTAGCCGCGCAGTTTGCCATCTGCTGCACTAGCTGATCTTGGCCGCTATGACGTATGCGATTATTAGTTAGCGCGTTGTGAAAGTCTGAGCAGGCAGTATAAAACGCCTGGCCTGATACATCGCGTGTCTGCACGCCTGCCATCTGTAGGCGCTGTGCTATAGATGCCGTGGTGTACTTGTCGTAACAAACTACGCGCGGATAGTACATATCTGCCCATTTTTTTATGCTTGCAGCTATTGCTAGCTCATCTACTGCTACCTGGCTGCTGTAAGTCTCTAGGACTGCTATGCCTATCTTGCCATCGGGCAATACTTGGCCCATAGTCAAACTTGCATCGCGCTTGCTAGGGCTTACGTCAAAAGCAAAGACTGTAAGCGGGCCCGGTGACATTTTTAGCGTGCTATCACTTGCATCTTCAACAGCCCCGTGAGGCCAGGGGCTTTGCAGGCTGTCAATCCATTGGCACAGCGTCTCTGTCCTAAATTGCTCTACGGTTTGTGTCGTTAAAGCCTCGGCTATTGCGCTTTCTGTAATGAGTACGCCTAGTGCAGGGTTTGCAGCAGCCCAGCCTTTTTTGTCTGTCAAAGCTGCAAACTGTGGCGCGCTATACTCGTAGTAGCCCATAGATGCAGGCGGATGACTAAGGCAGCGCTCGCGCAGTTCATTAAGTGTCGTACTAAAGGCATCTCCGCTATTACTGCACAGCAGAGTTTGCGCGTTAGGCCGGGCGCGTGTAATTGGCATAGCAGCCGAGTAGGCTAGCTCGTCTATCTCGCGTAGCTCATCTATAAATAGAAAATCTGCCGTAGCGCCGCGGCTAGAGTCTCTAGTAGCTGCCTTCACGTCTAACCTTGCACCGGACTTTAAGACTATGGCCTCTGCGCCGTTTGTGTAGCGGATCTGTTTTAGCTGCGAGCGCAGTTCAGGCGTTTGCTCTATGGCATCTATAATCTCTCTAAAAGTAGTAAGTGCCATAGCACGAGCCGAGCTAATAATGACGTGGTTACGCTCGTTAAACAGGAATAGGCCAGCTAGTACACGCATCCTCGCCAAGTGACTCTTTCCATTTTGCCGGGCGCATAAAACTAGGTTTGTCTTGCGTATGAATTGCTTATTCTTGTCCACAGTTAGCATATCGGCCAAAACGTAGCGTTGCCACGGTAGCAAAGGCGCGTTTATTAGCTCTGCTAAGTCAGAGACCTCATCTATCCGGCTTACACCTTTAAGCGGCGTATTTTGCAGGCGCGGTTGTGTTGCCCCAGTTCTAGATCGTGGCGTTTTATCTGCCATTAGTTCAGGTCTTGGCTAGGTTGGCCCATACAGGGGCCTTGTACGACCCGTACGGCTGTTTCTGGGGAAATACAGTTTGAAAAGACAGGGGGGGTAGCCATCTTGGCTAAAAAAGCCGCCTGTGACCTATT